TTAGATAAAATTAATATTGAAGAATTATATTTCCTGCAAGGGCAGCAAAGCGTCATAGCTTATTTCAAGTCCTTGTATGAGGAAACCTTAGAGGAGAATTAACATGTGTTTTGGAGGAAAACAAAAAGCACCCCAAATAAACATCCCTGCACAATCGGCTGCTGCATCATCATCAAGTCCTATTTTTAATGCCGACTATTATGACTCAGAAACAGCTTCTGATATTACCAATCAGAATATGAAAGGGAAGAAAGCACTTCGCATTAAGCGAAAAGATAACAACTTTGTAGTTAATCAGTCAGGTTCTGGTGGTCTACAAATACCCACATAAGGATTGATTTATGGGAAGATATGACAACATTGGTGGAGGCATGGATGAGGGGCAAAGTAGTATTAGCACCAGTACCTACCACAGAAATAAAAACAGTTCGCAGAGACAAAAAGAAAAACGTAAACTACGAAGAAGAAGAGCAGCAGCAAAAGCCGAAGCAAAACGATTTGAAGAGCAAAAAAGACAACAAGAGTTAGCCCTTGCTAACCCTGTTGAACAGGAATCGGAATCTGACACAGCCACTCGTAAGAGTGAGGCTTCTGAAGGAGCTTATAACCCAGTTCGTGAAGGGGAAACATCGTATCTTGATGTACTTATGCAAGATAGGGCAGGAGGAAACGATGAAGAAACTTCTAAAAGTAATGCCCTTAATGTTTCTAAAGCCGTAGTTGATGAAACTGTGACAGCAATAAGTGACAAAGCTACTGACCAGAAACCTAGTTATACCTATACAACAAGTTTAAATGACAAGGGCTACGATGGGTCAACAGCAGACCAACGAGCAGATACTCTTATTGACTATAACATTAAGAAAATTCAAGAAGAAGGTACAGATGTTTATAATGATTCTGGAAACACTGTTTACACATCGAACAACGATGGAACAGTAGATGTTAAAGAAGAATTTTCATCTGATAATGATACTACGTCTATAGATACAAATACAAAAACAGATACTAATTACAACCCTCCTACTCCTGAAGAAGTTGTTGACACCTCAGGCACAGCCTCATCAGCTACCCAATCAGGTACGGCACAGGGAGGTAACTATCTAAGCGAATCTGAAGGTGAGAAGATAGCCACAAAAGCAAGGAAGAAACGTAAAGGTAAAGGCAAGTTAAAGATAGCCCGAACTGGTAATGCCCTTCAAACAGGAGGCTCTGGTGGTGGCTCTGGACTCCAAATAACTTAGATGGAAACAATAATGGAAGAAGAGACTCCCGATTATACTGACGTACCTATTTACCAAACAAGGAAAATGTCATGGAATATGATGAAGAAACAAGCATAGAAAAGGACACACTAGCCAAACGGTATGCACAGCTTGAAACAGAGAGGAATACCTTTTTACAACGAGCAAGAGACTCAGCACAACTTACCATTCCAATGCTTGTTCCATTAGAAGGACACTCTTCATCCTCTACCTATGAAACCCCATATCAATCTGTAGGAGCAAGAGGTGTTAATAATCTTGCTTCCAAGCTTCTTGTAACACTCCTCCCTCCTAACTCCCCTTTCTTTCGCCTGACGATTGATGATTATGACTTAGCACAGGTAGCAGGAAATGAAGCAAGGGGAGCAGTTGAGGAAGCCTTAGGACGTATTGAACGAGCAGGGCTACAAGTAATTGAAGCGAGTGCTGTTAGAGTACCTGTATTTGAAGCCTTAAAACAACTTATCATAGCAGGAAATGCTCTAGTCTATATGCCCAAAGAAGGGGGTATGAAAGTTTTTCGCCTTGACCGTTTTGTTGTCAAGCGTGATGCGATGGGGAATGTTCTTGAGATAATGACTAAAGAGTCTATGTCACCTATGATGCTCGACAAAGCAGTAAGAGAGCTTTTAACTGACCCTATTGATAAGAATCAAAAGTCCTATGATTTATACACTAAGATATGCTTGGTTGATAAGAAGTGGGAAGTCTATCAAGAAGTTCAAGATATAGAAGTTCCAAACTCACGAGGGTCTTACAAGCTAGATGAGAACCCCTTCATTCCTCTTAGATTTACGAGGATAGATGGCGAGGATTATGGGCGAGGGTTTGTTGAAGAATACATAGGTGACTTGAAATCACTTGAAGCTCTTACCCAAGCCATTGTGGAAGGAGCTTCTGCGTCTGCAAAAGTATTATTCATGGTGAGACCAAACGGAACAACCAAAGCTAGAACCCTAGCAAACAGCCCAAATGGGGCTATTGTTAGTGGGGATGCAAATGACGTAAGTACACTACAAGTCCAAAAAACCAATGACTTTAGGGTCGCTATGGAAACAGCAAGGCTTATCTCTGACAGGCTTTCTTTTGCTTTTCTTCTTAATAGCTCAGTACAGCGAAATGCTGAACGAGTAACAGCAGAAGAAGTTAGGTACATGGCACAGGAACTTGAGACAGCCCTTGGCGGTGTGTACTCCATCCTCTCACAAGAATTTCAGATGCCTCTCGTTAAGCTAATCTTAAAGAACTTAGAGCGAGAAGGTAAGATGCCGAAGATGCCAAAGGATACAGTCAAACCTACGATTGTGACAGGGATTGAAGCATTAGGAAGAGGGCAGGACTTAAACAAACTTGCTCAGTTCCTTCAGTATTTACAACCATTAGGGCAAGAAGTAATAGCTGCTGAAATGAACGTAACTGACTACATAGACAGGCTAGGAGCTAGTCTTGGTATCGACACCAATGGGCTAATAAAGTCAGAAGAACAAAAACAACAAGAAGCCCAACAAGCTCAAGAACAACAAATGATGGCACAAGAACAAGATCAACAAATGCAACAACAACAACAAATGATGGATGTTGCTAAGTCGGCTGTGCCTGAGGCTATGAAGCAAGTAGCACAACAACAATAAGAGAGAAATATGGCTGAACAAGTTAATACGTTTAAAGAAGAGTTTCCGTCTATAGAGCAAGACAACGCTATGATAGACAAAGCAGAAAAACTCATAGAAAGAAACAATCCTGATAGACCTGAGTGGCTTCCTGAGAAATTTGCTAGTGCAGAAGAACTCGCAAGAAGCTACGCAGAATTGGAAAGAAAAGTTGGGCAACCTCAAGAACAGCAAGCAGAAGCTGTTGAAGAAGTTGTTGACAAACTTGAAGAGCAAGAAGACGCTGTTGAAGAAAAAGCTGAAGAAGTTAAGCAAGTAATGAGTAAGCTAGGCTTAAACTTTAGCGAATTTGAAAAAGAATATAATGATTCTGGCGAACTCTCTGATAAAGCGTATCAAGCTTTAGAAGATAAAGGACTTCCAAGATCATTAGTTGATTCGTGGATTGATGGGCAGAAAGCATTAAGCTCTGCTATTGATAATCAAGTCTATGAAAGCGTGGGAGGGCAAGAGCAGTACGCTCAAATGCTAGAGTGGGCTAAGACTAACCTCTCAGAAAGTGATATTGGTGCTTTTAATGCAAGCGTCGATACAGGAGACTCATCACTTACACGATTTGCAGTACAAGGTTTACATGCAAGGTATCGAGCAGGAGCAGGAAATAATGAGCCTACCCTTATACAAGGGGAAACAGGCACTACTTCTGGTGGGTTGTTTAACAGTGCTGCGGAACTAACAGCAGCCATGCGTGATCCCAGATACCACAACGACCCAGCTTATCGGGATTTGGTAGCTCAGAAGCTATCACGTTCAGATGTATTTTAGTCTCTAACTAGGAGGTTCGCCTCCATTTTTTTACGAAAAGGCATACTAAACAAACGAGTATTTTTGACCCTCTGAGGAGGACAATCTTAGAAAAAGGATGTTTTGGATGACTGAGTAGTTATTAACTCAACCATTTAAAACTAAAGGATATTCAAATGGCTTTTCCTACCGACCAAACGGTCTCAAGGCTAGGTCACATTAATGCCACTGGTACTGGCACTCGTGACCTATTTCTAAAACTATACGCAGGAGAGGTTCTAACAGCCTTTGAAGAACGTAACATCTTCATGGAGCTTCACAGAACCAGATCAATCTCCAAAGGTAAGTCTGCTCAATTCCCTCTCGTGGGTACAGCAACTGCCAAATACCATACAGCAGGACAGCTAATCGAAGCTGATGCTATCAAACACGCAGAGCGTACCGTCACTGTTGATGATCTACTGATTTCAACTCAGTTCATTGCTAACATTGATGAGGCTATGAACCACTATGATGTTCGCTCGACTTACTCCAAAGAGGCAGGGATGGCTCTGTCAAATACAGCCGACAAAAACATTGCTAAAATCATTGCTATTGCAGCAGGGATTAACGATGCTACTGAGGCTGCTGCTTACTTTGGGGCATCCTTTGATGATGAAGTTTATACAGCTAACATCACAATCGGTGCATCAGCAGGAGACTCGCTACTAGGTGCTAGTATCGTAACAGCTATTTACGCTGCTCTTGAGGAGTTTGATAAGAAGGATATTACAGGCGATAAGGTCTGTGTACTTCCTCCTGCACAATACTACGCACTGTTAAACACATCCTCAGTAACAGGGGCATCGTGGCTTAACAAAGATGTGGGCGGTTCAGGCTCTGTATCAGCAGGGGTTGTTCCTCAAATTGGTGGCATCAAGATTATGATGTCAAATCACCTACCGTCAACAGATGAGAGTTCAACATCTTTGACACCTAATCCACTTTTTACATCTCGTGCAGCAAGCTATAAAGCGAACTTCACAGGCTTGAAAGGTCTTATCTTTTCTCAAGATGCAGCAGCTACTGTTAAGCTTCTCGACTTGGGTGTTGAGTCTGAGTACCAGATTGACCGACAAGGTACATTGATGGTTGCAAAATATGCAATGGGACATAACGTACTACGTCCTGCTTGTGCTATTCAGCTTCTATCAGCTTAATCTAACTGGGGGGTACTTTCGGGTACTCCCTTTTTATTACGGAGGTTATAATGTCATTAACATCGACAACAAAACTAGAAGCTGTAAACACGATGCTTTCCACGATTGGAGAAAATCCTGTAAACAGTTTAACCTCAGGCTTAGTAGATGCTGAATTAGCAGAGACTATTCTAGGGTCTGTAAGTAAAAGTGTGCAGTCAGAAGGGTGGAACTTTAACACCGATAACAAATTTACTTTTTCCCCCGACACTAATAACAACATCATACTTCCTGCAAACATTTTGAGAGCAGACGCAACGTCAGAAGCAAACGCAAAAGACCTTGTTCAGCGTGGGCTAAAAATGTACGACAGGACAACCCATTCTTTTACTATAAAAGTACCAGTTAATTTAGATATAATTATTGAATTAGATTTTGAAGACCTCCCTGAAGTAGCAAGACGGTATATATCCCTCAAAGCTTCCCGACTGTTTCAAGACAGAGTTGTAGGTTCAGAATCTTTACACCAGTTTAATCTTAGGGATGAAGCTACAGCTTATGCACAGCTTAAAGACTTAGAAGCTGATAGTGGAGATACATCTATCTTTGATAACTATAGCGTCTACCAAACATTAGACCGAATGGGTACAACAAAGGTGAGCAATGGCACTAATTAACTCCTCTATACCTAACCTAATAAACGGAGTATCACAGCAACCCCCTTCCCTTAGACTAAAAACTCAATGCCAACTTCAACAAAATGCAGTCTCTTCTGTTGTGTCAGGTTTATTTAAAAGACCCTGCACACAGCACGTAAAAGATTTAGGTGATATTACAGGAGCAGAAAACGCTTTTATTCACACTGTAAGGCGAGATGTTAATGAGTATTATACTCTTATAATAACTACAAATGCAGTTAGAATTTTTGATAAGGATGGTACAGAAAGAACCATAACAGGAACAGCGTCTTATTTATCGGGGCTAACAACTCCCTCGACTGAGCTTGCTGCTACTACGATTGCTGATTATACTTTTCTTTTAAACAAAAATAAAACAGTTGCTAAAGCAGCAGCCACATCCACAACACGAAACAAAGAAGCTCTCCTGTATGTTAAAGCAGGAGACTACTCTACAAAGTACACCTTTAAGATAACAAAGGGAGGAACTGAGTTTACTCGTGACATAACAACAATGGCTTCGACTCAGGCTGATACAGCCACAGTTCAATTAGCAGAGAGTTGTATACAGACTGACCGAATAGCAGAGAATTTAAAGTTTAGTACGACCCCTGATTCTAGTCGCTACCCTACTACCTCTACCTCAGGCACACCTCCAAACATGACATATACCAACTATGGCTCTGTCATTCATATTCAATCAACTGACAACGTAGATTTTTCGATTGATGTTGAGGATAGTCGAGGTAACGGTCATATCTTTGGGTTCAAAGAAACAGCAGCAGACTTTAAAAAGTTACCTCCTAATGGTGCAGAGGGTTTCGCTATTGCTGTTGTAGGTGACAATGCCAAAGGGCAGGATGATTACTACGTCAGTCTTCAGAAAGATGGCAACGGTGGGCAAATCTGGAAAGAAACAATAGCTCCTGCTATGGAGTTAAACTTTGATACTACAACACTTCCTCACCAGTTAGTAAGCAATGCAGATGGAACATTTACTCTTCAAGCGACCACATTTAAAGATAGAAAAGTAGGAGATGATACAACCAATCCTTTCCCTAGTTTTGTAGGGCAGAAGATTTTGGACATCTTCTTTCACAGAAACAGATTAGGATTATTAGCAGATGAAAACATTATACTTTCTGAAGCAGGAGCTTTCACAGCTTTTAATTTCTTTAAGCGAACTACCCTTACTATTCTGGATAGTGACCCTATTGACTTGGCAGTGTCTAATAATAAGGTTTCCATTCTAAAACACGCTGTACCGTTTAAAGACTCTCTTCTTTTATTCTCCGACTTAACACAGTTTAAAATGACAGCAGATGACCTTCTCACTCCTGATACAGTGAGTGTAAATGTGTCGGCACAGTTTGAAGCCTCTCTCACAGCCAAGCCTGTCAGTGCAGGACGCTACGTTTTCTTTGGTGTAGATAAAGGCAAGTGGTCAGGTATCAGAGAATACTTTGTAGACCAAACCACTGAGACTGATGATGCTCAAGAAATAACGTCACACGTTCCTGAGTACCTCTTAGGAGATATTAAGACACTTACAGCGTCCACAAACGAGGACATGCTTCTCGCTATTACAACAGATGACCCTAACACCATTTATGCCTACAGCTATTACTGGAAGGGGCAGGAGAAGTTACAGTCTTCTTGGAGCAAATGGTCTTTTACAGGTAACGTCTTAGCCTGTGCATTTAATAAATCTAATATAGATATTCTTATTCGATACACCGACGATGGAGGTACAAACTCAGTATGCCTTGAGCGTCTTAATCTATCTACAGATGAAGCCGAAGCTATTACTGAAAAGAACCACCCTATACTTTTGGATAGAAGGCAGACATGGGTGACAGCAGATGTTCCCGACACATTAACTTTAGGGACAACATCAGGAGCATTAGAGTATGTTGATGACAAAGGACAAGCCTCAACATTAGCAGAAGCAACAGCCTACGTTGCAGGAGGAGGAACAGTCTTTGTTGGCATACCTTATACATTTCGTTATGTCTTTTCTGAGCAAGTCTTAAAAGAGAATAGCGAACCTCTTATTAGAAGTAGGCTACAGCTAAGAAATTTTACAGTAAACTTTAACGATACAGGCTTTTTTGAAGCTGTAGTAACCCCTACTGCACGAGAGGAAAGCGTCGTATCCTTCACAGGTAAAGTTCTTGGGTCTTTAAACAACGTAATCGAACAAACTTCTATTGAAAAGTACAACTTTAAATTTCCTGTACTTAGTAAATCTAATGAAGTGTCAATAGAACTACGATCTAGTAACTTTCTTCCTGCATATTTTCAAAGTGCAGAGTGGGAAGGTTTCTTTGTAATGAGAGCGAGGAGAGTATGATACCATATTTTAGAACTTCAGTTGCACAGGATGTATCAAGACTAGCTCCTCTGATAAGAGATACAGACGTAGAAGAAGTTAAAGCTCAATGTGGGCTAAATATCCATAATGCACTTCTTGTGTCTTATGAAAGTTCCAAGGTGTGTAATTCGATTATGAACACCAAGGGAGACATTTTAGGAATGTTTGGAATTACTGAAACACCTGACCCTCTTGTAGCAACTCCTTGGATGCTTTGCACAGATAGGTTAAATGAAATTAGTCGTGTATTTCTAAGGCAAAGTAAATCGTGGATTGTCACGCTAAACACACTTTATCCCATTCTTATGAACTATGTTGATGAACGAAACCAGAAAGCTATTCACTGGCTACGATACTTAGGGTTTACCTTTATACAAAAGATAGAACGCTATGGAGTAGGCAAAAAACCTTTCTACGAATTTGTGAGGATAAGTTAATGTGTACTCCCCCTGCAATGTTTGCCCTTTCTGCACTAAGTAAGGTTGTAGAATATACTGAACAAGTTAAAGCTACTAACGCAGAAAACAGCAGACGATCTTTGATGAGGGTAAGTGCTGCAAAGTCTCGTGATACTCAAGCAAGAGCAACAAACCTCAAAATTCAACAAGAAATAGAAAACAAAACTCAAGAGAAATTTGATAATGACATAGCTTTTATGGAACAAACAGCCACAGCATACCTTGGAGCAGGAGCAAGAGGAGTAGCAGGACGAGTCCTACAAAACGCTTGGATGCAATCTGAGAGCGATAGGCTGAAAGGACAACAGGTTATTAACACAGAATCAAGTCGGCTTGTTGCTCAAGGTACTATCGACAGGGCAGGATTAGATGCTCAGTTAGAAAGCCGTATTAATAATCTACAGCCTAAAGCCAAGCCTAGTTTCTTACCTGTCGCTACAAGTGTGGCAATGGATTATGGAGATATGCGAATGGATATGGAAGAGATTAAGTTACAAGAAGCACAAAATAGTCCTGAGAACTTAGCTTAGGATAATAAAGGAGAAAGCTATGGCTGAAAGGTTGCGACCCAGAACCCAAGCACAGATTTACGCAAACCCTGTTGATACATTTGTACAACAAGGAGAAGTAGACACCACTAGATTAAAACAACTAAGCACCTTCTTGAGTGAAGTAAACAGTAGAAGTAAAGAGTTTGTGAAGCGAGGTAGGGCATTAGAACAAGGTCAAACAGAGCTACAGGCAAAGAAAGACCAAAAACGAGGTAGAGAAGCCTTTTCCAGATTAGCTGACAAGACTAAAAAATGGGATGATCTTGTTAAAAGTGGAGAAATAAGTGCAAGTGAAAGCCCTGTATTTCGCTATGCTTTTAATGAATCTAAAGGACAAAACCTTGGATACGAGTTTATCAGGGAGTCGCAAGAAGCCTACATAAAATCAGGGTTAAGTTCAGCAGATGAATCGTCTACTTTTCAGTCTTGGTTTAATCAATACAAAACTGATTACATTGAAGCACATAAAGACACTCTTAATTTAAACGGAGCTTTTTCTCCTTTTGATATTATTACGAAGCAAGCTCAAAATAATCTAACAGCTAGTCATCTAGGAAACGTATCAAAAAACTTTATAGATAGAAATTTAGAAGAATTTGAAACTACTGTTCTGGAAAACCTTGGTAAAGAAGAAGCTAACGAAATCATTAATAATAAAATACTCGACCTTAATGGAGCAATATCTCCCACACAATTAAACGATAAAATTATTGA